GGTTTGTCTTATTTTAAAAATACTAAAGAAGATATGGAATACTGGATTGCTATTGAAGCAAAAGAGTCTGACCTATCGTTTGGAGAATAATATGATTTGGGTTACAGACGCAGCCAACGGCAACAAAGTTTCAATTAATGAAAATTATATCGTAGCAGTATATACTATGGTTGATGGTGAACTAAAAGGCAAAACAGGAATCAAACTTACTAACAGTGATATTATTGTTGAAGAAAGTGATTATGATGTTATTGCATTGATTGGATCAAATTAATGACTAAAGTAAATACATTGTTTGGTTCTTTCGATGAAGACCAACTTAAAAAACTCAAAGGTTATGTTGATGAAGTGGTACTGCATATGCAGAGAAACCAATCCAATAATGAGGCAATTAAAGATATTGTGGATATTACCAATGATGAATTGAAAATCCCTAAGAAGATTGTCAAACGTATGGCAAAAACACAATTCAAAAATTCATTCCAAACTGAAGTGGCAGAATCAAAAGAGTTTGAAGCTCTATTTGAAAGCATGAATGAGGTGAAATGATGGGTGAAATTAAAACATGGACTGATAAGACCGAATACATTGATGTATTGAATAAAGAAATTAGACTATTGAAATCTAGATTCGATCCAAACCAAGAAGGTACCGGACATTATAATACAGCAATAAGTGTATTACAAGACCGTGTTGAAGAACTTAAAAGAGATTTAAGTTGGCCTTTCCCACATGCAACAGATTGAAATACCATTCTTCTATCCACTAACGGAACAAATTCCGTTAGATTTGGATTTCACTCCATGTGAACAATGGATTGCTGAGTGGCGCAAGAGACAATGGAATAACAGTACATTACTGACTGTTGGTTCTGGTGGTACAGGTGAAACAATGTGGTCAACAGGTGCAACCATATCATCATCAATGACTTCTTTTGTTATAAAGCCTACTGAAAAAAATGTTGGTAAATGGGAAATCACAAACTCTATGTTTGTGTATAGACCCACTAAGCCAAATGCCGTCATCAGGTTTATGGCCAAGTATCTTCTTGGCTTTAAATGGCACGATGAAATTTAATTATATTATGGAGAATTTGAATGTCACAACATATTTTATGGGTGGAGAAGTATCGTCCTAAGACCATTGAAGATTGTATTCTTCCTGATGGTATCAAGTCTACATTTCAGGAGTATGTAAACCGCAAAGAGATTCCCAATCTTTTGTTGGCTGGTTCTGCTGGTGTTGGTAAAACTACAATTGCAAAGGCTCTCTGTGAAGAAGTCGGTTGTGACTACATTATGATTAACGGTTCAGACGAATCGGGTATTGATGTTCTACGCAACAAAATCAAAAACTACGCATCATCTATGTCCTTGTCAGGCGGCCGCAAGGTCGTTATCATTGACGAAGCAGACTATCTAAATCCAAATTCAACTCAACCTGCACTGCGTGGTGCTATCGAGGAGTTCTCATCCAACTGTTCGTTCATCTTCACATGTAACTTCAAGAACAGAATCATTGACCCTATTCACTCACGTTGTACCGTTATTGACTTCAAAATCAATGGCAGTAAACAAAAGATGGCTGCAGGATTCTTCAAACGTGTTGAATGGATTTTAGAACAAGAAGGTATCACATACGACAAGCAAGTGGTTGCTGCTGTTATCACCAAGCATTTCCCCGACAACCGCCGTGTTCTGAACGAACTACAACGTTATAGTGTTAGTGGCACAATCGACAAAGGCATATTGGCCTCGGTTTCTGATGTTCAGATGAATGAACTAGTGTCTTCTATTATGAACAAGGACTTTGCTTCCTGTCGAAAATGGACAACAAACAACCTCGATAATGATATTACCAGAATCTTTAGAAACATCTATGATTCGTTGTATGAGAAGTTGAAACCAAACTCTGTACCACAAATGGTTCTGATTTTGGCCAAGTATCAATATCAGTCAGCCTTTGTTGCAGACCACGAAATCAATCTGATTGCCTGCCTTACAGAATTAATGGTTGAATGTGAATTCAAATGAGTCCGTTCGACTACGCCGATTACATCCTGAGAAAGAAGGTGCCGGATGGTGAATTGGACTACAAAGATTATGCACCTTTCCTAATCAATAGGTCTCTCTCCAACCACTTAGATTGTGTCTTGTATGTCAATGACATGAACTTGTGGCCAGGTATTGATAAAGACATGCAATACCAGTATCTTCTAAATAGTATCAGGCCTATGAAACGTAAATTCGTTCCGTGGCAGAAGGCCGATTCTGATAAGGATATTGAGTGTGTGAAGACCTATTTTGGTTATTCTAATGCCAAAGCCAAAGAGGCTCTACGTATTCTTACTGATGAACAAATCGCTGATATAAAAACAAAAATAGATACAGGCGGAGTGAAGAATAATGATAGACATTAAAGATTTAGTTGAAGTGACATTGGATGATAAAGATGATTTTCTAAAGGTACGTGAGACACTGACCCGTATTGGTGTCGCCTCCAAGAAAGACCAAACATTGTATCAATCTTGCCATATACTACACAAACGTGGCCAATACTACGTGGTTCATTTCAAAGAACTATTCGCCTTAGATGGCAAAACAACAGACATTACCGAAAACGACCTATCACGCAGGAATGCTATTGCAAACCTATTAGAAGATTGGGGTTTGGTGAAGTTAGTCAACAAAAAACAAACCGAGGTGCCACCACCCATTTTCTTGTCACAGATTAAAATATTGTCACATAAGGAAAAGAGCGATTGGCAATTAACACCAAAGTATAATATTGGTAAAAAACCAAATAGTGGTTGACAACTGATATAAATATTGTTATAATAGTCCCATCGGGATGGGAAAAGTCAAAGGTGGAACCTGGTCCTACCGAGACTTAATACTCCAGGAAAAAGGTGCTCCACCTACCTTAGGAGCGTATTAAAACGGACAGACGTACTGTCACTGGATAACGTAACCAGTACCTTAACCGATACGCCTTCGGGGTATCAATTTTTAATCTCGCTTTCAGGAGAAACTTATGACTAATCTTAAAGATTATTTCGGTGTCGATTTCGGCAAAATTCAACCATTCACCGTGGGTTTTGATGACACAATGTCAATCATGCGTGAAGCTGCAGCGGCTGCATCTAAAGCCGTATCTTATCCTCCATACAACATCAAACAGGTAACTGCAAACAAGTACGTCATTGAAATGGCTGTTGCTGGTTTTGCTAAGTCTGATATTGAGATGACTTTGGAAGGAAACAAACTTGTAATTAAAGCTGCATCTAAAGACGCAGAGGAAGAAGAATATTTGTACAAAGGCATTGCCAACCGTGCATTTGAACGTACCTTCACTCTCGCAGACAAAGTTGAAATCAAAGATGCAGAGTTGATGAATGGTATGTTGAAAATTTGGCTAGAAAACATGGTCAAAGCACAAGATGCCATTAAGAAAATTTCAATCAAGGCCAAGGAATGAAAAGACTTCTACAAAGTATACTTGAAGCCATACAGGCCATCAAGAAACACAGGTCAGACGATACCTTAAAAGGTAGATAATCATAAGGGGTCTTGACAGACCCCTTTTTTTATGTTATAGTATAGACATTATGAAAACTGAAAAACAATACATCAAAAAAGTTCGTGTTAAAACCACGTTGGAGAATTACTACGTTTGTTCACCAGAGACTAAAGAGATTGATGGTGTACAATTTGTCTATGTCATTAAGAACATTGGTATTAGGGAAACACCTAAATTAATGCGGAAAGAATCATTAGAATATATCAGATAAGGGCTGATAGCTTAATGGTAAAGCAGTGAACTCATAATTCATTGAGTCTAGGTTCAATTCCTAGTCAGCCCACCAATTTTAAAAAAATATGAAAACAAAATTTCGTAATGCGTATATGAAAGTAGCCGAGACATTTGCAGAATTGTCCTCGGCTCGTAGACTTCATGTTGGTGCAATTGTAGTAAAGGACGACCGCATCATAAGTATTGGTTATAATGGTATGCCTTCTGGTTGGGATAACAACTGTGAAGATAAAATCTATTGTGATGATGGTGATTGTTTAGAACAACAGTTACCAAAAGAATCAGATACATGGAAAAAATATAAACTTAAAACCAAACCGGAGGTGCTTCATGCTGAAACAAATGCAATCGCTAAGTTGGCAAAGTCTAATGAATCTGGACTTGGCGCTACTATGTTTATTACTCACGCACCTTGCATGGACTGTGCCAAATTGGTTTACCAATCTGGTATCAATAATGTTTATTACCGCAATAGTTATCGTGACGAAAGTGGTATACAGTTCCTACAAAAAGCAGGAGTCTGGGTAGAAAAAATCTAATACTCCTAAATAACTGAGGGTAATTGTGCCCTTAGGAGACCAGGATGATTATTCGTGTGGTTAACTGTCCAGACAAAGATTTTAAGCCCTTTGTTGAAAGAGCTGCCCAATTCTTCGCTAAAGAATTAATACCTAATACACGAATAAGAAATAATTGCACAACCGAAATTAAATTTTGTACCAAAATAAATGAATATGGTTTTGCTAGTATTGAAGATTACAATACAAGAAAACAACCTAGAAAATTCCTAATAGAGATTCATCCACATATTGGTTCAAGAAGAATATTGGAAACCTTGGCTCATGAAATGGTCCATGTGAAACAATATATTGATGGTGAAACGAATGATGAATTGACCAGATGGAGAGGTAAGAGAGTTGATCCGGACAAGATTGATTACTGGATTCAACCGTGGGAGATAGATGCTTACGGCCGTGAACCTGGACTTCTTACAAAGTTTGCTATATCAGAAAACCTATGGGAAGTACTTGATGATTTTGTTGATCCATCTGGTCCAATATCACCTCATCCTATCGCATGGAAAAAATAAAATATGTCACATCCAACTCAACAAGAATTTGTAAAGAAGTTATCATCGGATTTTCCACAAAACTTCAATAACATAAAGATGTTGGAAGTTGGTAGTTTAAATATCAACGGTACAATGAGAACACATTTTACGAATTGTGAATATGTTGGTGTTGATGTAGATGCGGGGAAAGATGTTGATTTGGTTTGCGAAGGCCAACTTGTAGACCATGCAGAAGGTACATATGACACAACGGGTTCATGTAATTGTTTTGAACACAATCCACATTGGGTAGAAACATTTCAAAACATGTATCGTATGACCAAAAGTGGCGGATTGGTTTTTATTGTAGTGCCAACAACAGGTTACCCTGAGCATGGTACATCCAATAAAGCACCAAATGATAGTCCATTGACCATTGCAAAAGGATGGGAATATTACAGTAATCTTACAGAAGAAGATTTTCGTAAAAACTTTGATATGGATAGTATGTTTCATACATATAAATTTGAGACAAATAAAACTCCTGAAATATTTTTTTATGGATTTAAAAAATAATTTTTAAAACCGCTTGCCAAGACATAAAAGTTCCTATATAATAAAACTATGACAAATTTTAAACACATATCCTTTACGTTACAGCCAGAGTATCGCACAATTAATTGTGGTGATAGCTCATGGGCGCCGACTGGGTTTTGTGTAAAGAGAGAGAACTAAAACATAAGTTCTAATAAAGACTCCAAACACAAGACCCTAGACCTAAAAAATCTAGGGTTTTTTGTTTGTTGTTTCAATACAACACAGTGGTTGACAGGTCATCGAATCTGGTATACAATACACACTGTTCTTTAAAAATTTGTTGTAGTTTATTGGGGTATAGCATAGTGGTAGTGCTGCGGACTTTGAATCCGTAGGTCCTTGTTCGATTCAAGG